CACACTTATCCGTGTGCTGGATCGCTAGTGGCACCTGTGATCCTATTGATTCAGACCTCAGTTGCAAAAACAAATATTCTATATCAAAAGAAGGGAGTTGTTCCAGATCTATTTCCTGCCCAATGATGCAGTTCTTGAGAACTTGCTTCATTGCTTGCATCATAGTATCAGGTTGCTCACCTGCTTGTAATAAAATCTTCTCCTCTGATACCAGAAAAGGTCTCAGAGTCAGTTTTTCGCCTGTCGAGGGTTGCCGTACCTCAAACTGCTTTACTGATAACTGTGGTAACGCCATTCAATCCTTTCATAATTAAGTTGCTGAGCCAGTAACTCCTGATCTTGTACCCAATTGTTTTAAGTCTTTGTCTATTTTGACATCTTCAAAATGTCTTATAGCAAAGGTAACAGGGAATTTTACAACTTCAGCATTTGAATAGTCTAATGATGCTGTTCCCAATGTCTTTGGAAAACAGTCTACAAATTTTACTGCTACTGCCTTGTGTTCTGTCTTTTCATTAGCACCGAATGAATGATCGGGACTTTTCGGTACATGTTTGCTTGTACCTACGACGGAAACATAAATCGGGCAGGAATAATCTTTCTTGTAACCTACGTATGTATTATAAGGATTTACTATACGATTTATCCAAGTATTGAAAAATCCCCATACGGTCATTCTATCTACATTTGCATCAAGTAGGAAGTTTATTGTTAGATCTGAATACTGCAGATTATAACCTATTGGATTTGGTATGTTCTGAGTAAATATCTCTTTTGTGAGCAGTGCTTTTGTAGGCAACTCAACACTCTGTGCCTGCATAGACAGATCTTCAGTTGTAATTGATGTGCCTTTAACCCATGATTGATCTAACTGGGCAATATCTACATATACTGTAAACAGGTTGCCTCTAGCAAAACCTTTCGTTCCTACACTTCTGATAAATCCATCTATGTCATAGTTTGCCATATTACCTTTGTGCGATCATACGTTTAGAGTCTCTGAGTACTTCCTTCTCTGACGCATTTTGAAACCTGGCTACTGGCATAAAGATAGCTATGTCCCATTCATCAGCAGGCACCTGAACTGCCATCTTCACTCTACTAATAATGTACTTCTTTACAGCAGGTTTGACTTCAGGTATCCTCGACAACTGCTTCCAGTTAAGTCGAAGGAATGTGTTCGAATCATTTTCTTTCTGATTTCGATACTGATTCAACTTGTCCATCAACATTGCTCTTTGATAAGGATTCAAGTAATGAAGATTGAGTCCTATCATATGAGGAGGTTGAAAGTCAAAGAAGATTGTCAACGGAAACCTGTCCCAATACGGTAGAGTATCTTTGTACTTTGCATCGTATTCGAAGAAGAACATTTTTCCATAGACAACCTTACGACTGGTCATCCTCTTTCTATCATAACCACCTCGCATAAACATATCTTGGGGTTTTATGCCCTTCAATCCACCAGCCATCTGTGCCTTGGATCGATTGTATGTAGTCTTAGCGAGTTCTTTACCTTGGCGAACCTTTGATTTGAACCAGTTCGATGCTTTTGTCTTTAGGTTCTTAGCATTGCCTGTTCTTAGAGCATCTTTAAATCTATCAAGTAATGATTCTGTTAGGTCTTGCCTTTGTGTAGCCATTAAATCTTAAGTCCGAAGGTTTTGTTTAGATCTTTCTCTGTCCAGATCATCCATTTGATACCTGCTCTTGCGCAGAAGTCCTCTGCGGCATCCCATTTTGCCTGATTCTTTTTCCACCTTGCCATCTCAACGATGAATCTTTTGTGTTTTGCAGTCGTAGGTGGTTTACATTGTGATGCAGGTTTTATTTCTATCAGCATCTTTAACCCACTTTTCATTTCAACATAAAGATCAGGGTAATATCTATGGACTTTTCCGTTGAGCATGTATGGGATCTTTATTTCTTCACTTGCCCATTTCTTGACGTTAGGGTGACTCTCAATAAACTTGAATGCCTCTCGTTCCCATCTGGATCGATAGACTACATTCCTGGGATTCCCTAGGTACTTCTCATGATATTTGATCTTGTATTTTCCACGGAGTGCCACGATTTATTTAGGCCACCTAAATATACCGAGAAAGGAAGATTTATGGCAACAGTTAATCTCACATGGCCCACTGGTTTGGGGGACGAAAATCAAGGTCAACCAAACTACATTCTTTTTACTGCACGGGAAAGACAGTTACAAAGCAGAGATAAACCAATAGGTTCAGTTGCTCTTCCTATTCCCATTGGTGCATTAGCCAGTACCTACAAAGCAAACTATGAAAATCAATCCTTGGGTATGGTAGGTGCGGCAGCAATGGGTATAGCGAATGACGCACAAGCATCAGGATTGAATGGTGCCGCAGGAAATATTGAGCAACGGATAACTCAGTTAGGTGCTAAAGAGGTAGCAAATGCTGCTATTTCATCAATTGGATCTCAAACTGCTTTGTCCAAGTTTAGAAATAATGTACTTGGTACAGTTAAAAATCCCTATCAGTTTGTTACCTATACGGGTCCGGAGTTTAGATCATATACAATGAACTGGACGATGATACCTCAGGATTCTGGCGAAGCAGAAACGATTGCTGATATAGCAAGGTTCTTCAAGAAGCATGTTTTGCCAACGAAGGGTAATGATGATTTCTCAACTTTCTTCAAGATGCCACCAACTTTTGACGTAGAGATGAAGGTACATAAACTCGGAAAGGCAACACCTGATGAGGATAAGGTTCAGAAGTTTGCCAAGTGCGTGTTGACCTCAGTCGAGATTGATTATAATGGTATAGGTGCATTGGTCCCTACCTTCTTTATGGATGGGCATCCGACAGGGACAAAACTAACTATTGGACTACAAGAGACACAACTCATTACCTCAAGCATGATTGATGCAGGATACTAATGGCAAAATCACCACCTAAACCAACCATACCGACGAGTCAATATTTTGCGAACTTCCCACGTGTCGAGTTCGACATGCTTAAGAATGGCAAGTATAAAAATGTACCTGACCTCACATCAACAGCAAAGTTTCGGTCAGATGCAATTGATCTCGTTAGACAATTTCAACCTTATCAAATTCCAGATGGAGAACGTCCCGATATTACATCGCATAAAATGTATGGTGAGGTAAGGTTTATTTGGGTCATCATGTATGTAAACAACATACAAAACATATACACTGACTGGCCCAAATCAGATACGATAATGAACGAGAGACTGTTTAGAAAGTATGGAAGTCCTGCCATAGCACAGGCAACCATACATCACTACGAGGATAGCAGAGGAAATGAGATCGATCGACATCAGTATATTAAGGATACTGACAACAACAAAATCGTTACAATGTTTGATTATGAGATAAATCAAAATGAAGCAAAACGTAGTATCATACTACCTCAACCTGCGTATCTACCAACTCTTATAACTGATTTGCAAACTGTTTTTGGTACTGTTGTATAATGGCGACACAGAAACCTCTACCTATAAATCCTGGGGACTACAGGATTACCGAACTGGTCATACAAAATTTTAGTGGCCAAATGTTTGACATAAAAGACAAGTGGGTGCTGATTGATATTTATGAATCAATCTATGCACCATCTTTAGATCTGGTCATAACATTTGCTGATGCTGTTGGTTTGCTAGAGACCCTGCCGATCATAGGCGAGGAGAAGATCTTCATGACCTTCTATACAGCAACACCTGACAGAGCGATTCGAATGATTTTCTACTCATATAAGATAGAGGAAATCGTGGACAATGCTCAGCAGAGTACTGCATACAGACTAAGGTGTTGCAGTGCTGAGTCAGTTTTGAATACACGTCTTAGAGTCTACAACTCATATGGACCTACGCCATACTCTGAGATGGCAAAGAAGATATACAGTGAGTATTTTGAGCAAGAACTAAAGACAATCTTTTCACCAGAATACAGAAAAAACTTTAACGTAGAGGATACCAAAGAGGGTTACGTAATCGCCTTTCCAGGCATGCATCCCTTTGATGCTCTGAACATGATAGCCAAAAGGTCTATCACACTGGTTGACAATAGGATTCCTGGCTCATTGTTTTTCTTTTGGGAAACACTGCATGGGCATTACTTTCGTAGTGTCGAAACAATCATGAGAAGATATGCAGAGGCGATGGAGGCAGGAAACACAAGTGACATACCTACATTTACAATGAGACCCAAAAACTTGCAGGATGAAAATGCACCTCAGATATCAGTCAATCCAGCAGACTTCTTTACCATAGATGAGTTCGAGCATGAGAAATACTTTGACACACTTAACAATATGGAAGAGGGTATGTACTCTCGCAAACTGGTGGGTCACAATATTTGGGACATGACAGTAGAACAGCATGAGTTTTTCTACGACAAGGATGGGTTTTCACAGGGTCACCTAAAGAAAAATAGTATACTTGCATCAGCAAAATCATTAGGTCTTGCTCCACCGAATGCAGAGAAGAAGGGTGCCCAGCATAATAAGTTTGCTCACGTTGAGTATTATCCACTTAGTGGTTCAACCTTTTATAATAACGCAGGACAGTGGAGACTGAACAGAGGATCGCAGATTGAGCAAATAAACTCTATGCTTCTTAATATTACAGTTCCAGGAACTGATGATGTTGAATGCGGATCATGTATAAATCTTGATCTTCCATCTAGAGTTCCATACACAAAAAGTAAAGAAGTGCTTCGTTCAGGTGGGTATCTAGTAACGAGGATACAGCACCAGTTCTACAAGGGTGATTACAAAATGAAGTTGCAGTGCTCAAAAGATTCTTATGATATGGAATTAAACGATATCATCAACAAACCAAATTCACTTCAGCAGTTGCATCCTATTACACTTAAACCACTGCCAGCAAATCAATCCTCTACACCATCCTCAAAACCTGCACGAGCGAAAGATCTTGCTGGAGGTGAGACAGGTGTGGATCCAATGGTATATAAGATTTTTTCTTATGCTTCAGATAAAGATACGCCACCGACAGGTCCTAGAGTTAAGGAAAAGCAATCAAGTGCTCAAAAACTGGCTGAGGCAGCAAATGCGAAGAAGGTCATATGATGTATCCTGAGTTTCATTGGTGGACAGGGGTAGTTGAGAATCGCCATGATCCTATGAAGTTGGGTCGTTGTCAGGTTCGTATAATGGGATACCACTCACCTGATCTTACAAAAATGCCTACGGAGTTATTGCCCTGGGCAGTACCAATGATGCCTGTTTCGTCTGCTTCTCAGACAGGTGTAGGATGGTCACCAACAGGTCCAGTAGAAGGAACACATGTCGTAGGATTTTTTAGGGATGGTGAAGATGGTCAGGAACCTGTCATCATGGGTACACTTCCTGGTGTACCAAGGAAAGGTGGCGACAAAACAGGTGGGCCATTCAAAGATAATCGTTGGCGTGTGTCATCATCGATGTATGAACTAAGTGCTGAGAATGGTGCCTTTGCCAAAAATAACAAGACGGGCATGCCTGATATTGAGGGATCAGTTCCTCGAAGACCTGGTGGATTTGTCTTCGCTCAGAAGGGTCAAGCATTAGATGCTGATGCTTCAGTGATTCTGAA